TGCAAAAACAAATGGTAAATATACTTTAGGTAAATCAATATCTACATTAAATGTATGTCCAGCACCATCAAAAGAGGTAGTACTCCAATCGGCAGAAGCCAAATTAAAAATATAGAACATTTCTACAGTATCGCCCCAATGTTTTCCTTTTTCTGAAAAATAAGTAGTTTCGCCAACAGCAGTATTTTGTTCGGGGAATAGAGAAAATCTTAGATAAGCCGTATTATGATGCATCTGAATATATCTATTATCTCTTATAAGACCTGCATTACTCGCTAATAGTCCTTCAATATTAGGTCGCCAATTATTTCCAAAACTTCCATATTTAAATACAGTATTAAAAGGAGTAAAACTTGTTTTACTAAGTCTATCTTTATCTCTTGTTCCTGAAGCGTCTTTTAACTGTACTCTCATAACATATATATCATCATCTACTGCCATTGGTACTAATGCACCATCAGCATTTCCATTAGCAGGAAATCTTAGACTATTACATCTTTGGTCGGTAGTCATCATAAAATCTCCACCTAATGTATGTCTTAATCCATGAAAACCTTGAGAAAAGGAATTTAAATTACTACGAGTAATTAACCTTACTCTATTTCTTGTATCACCATCTCTTAAGGTTAAAACTAAATCATTTGACGGACTACCAATTCCTGCTGCTGCAAATGTAACTGTATCTCCTATTTCATAATCTTGTCCACGATTAGCATCATTTATAGTAAATATACTTGTAACTGCACCACCCGATACAACAACAGTCATTATTAGTCCTGTTCCTATACCATCTGTTGTTGATGATACATTTGTATAAGTACCGTCAGTAGCATCAGATACATTAGTAGTTATTGCACCTACTAAATCATTCGGAGTAATTTTTCCACTTATTGATGAGTGTACAATGCCCAACATTTCTCCTGTATTTTTAAACAATACATCATAACCGTGGTCTAAATCTGCAAATTGTCCATCATTAAAATCTTGAAACCAATTACCTGTTGAAACATATATATTTGTTTCTCCGACAGTTACATTTTCGCTAATTTTAATAGGTGATTTATGGGCTAATCTTATTATTTGATAGTCATCTCTATATGATAAACCAGTATATTCATAACCTGATGTTTCAATATTTTCCATATCAATAATATTAAAAGACATGTCAAAGCCAATTTCTACTAATCTTCCTAAACTTGCTCTTTTAATATTTTGTGGTGATATACTTGAATTTATAATAGGTGAATACGAGTAATCATTAGAAGTTTTTTCAGTTGATACACCTTTACCATGATATTCTGAATGACTAATATTTGATGCTATATCGCTTCCTTTTGATATTAATGTTAGACCAAAATCCGAAAAATTAAAATTATGCCCACTATATCCAATATGATTTTCATTATTTATACTATCATTATAAATATCACAAGGCGCAAAAATATGATAAAATAAACCTTTAGGGTCAGTTATTTCAAAATTATATTTAACATCACTTGTATTAGACCATACATTAGGATATGCAGAATTTCTATAAAAGAAAAACCCTACATTATTTATAAATAAAGAATAATCTACTAATGGTAAAACTTCATTACCTGTGTATAATGTGTTTGCTAAAATTGGTTTTGTATTAGATTTAGAATTATCATAATATGTAAAATCAGCACAAAGACTTCCTAAGAATGTTTTATGCCCTCTTGCTTCGGGAGGCTTAATTAACATAGTTTCTGTACCATCTGATAAGGAAGATTTTAAAGTATTATTTAGTAAATTATTAAATTCTGACATAGGGGCATATATAGTAGGACTACTACTTGTTACCACATCGCTGGAATTAGTAATAGTCAAAGATTCTTTAAATTTATAACTCGTAGCATATTTAATATATGTAGGTTTAATTCTTGAGTATTGATTATTATTAGTAGGCGAACCATAATTTGTTTCATTAATAATATAATCTATTTTATATAAATTAGTGCTATTTTGTAAATCAATATATTTAAAAATAGGATTACCAAATATATTATTTTCATTTCTATTAATAGCAATAGCCTTTCTATTATTAGGAGTAGTATGAGTTTTATTATGTACGAGATTTACCAAACCACCATTAGTTAAACTTTGAGTATTAATTAAATATAGCCCTGCGCTATTTGTATATCTATTATCTGATGTATTAGCATCTACTCTACCTAATAAAAATGGAGATACAGGTGATATTGTAATTACCTTCTCTTCATTTTCTGCACCAGAAACTGATACAATATCATAATTAGTCAAAGAAGATATTGTATTTATACTATGATAAGTATTAGTAGCCCCTTCAGTTGAAAGTCTAAATAAAAACTCATTATCATTATTTACATTAGTAGGACTGTTAATATCATATCCTAAAGACAGACTACCTGTTGTACCTGCTTTTTCTACAAGGGTTGTTTCATTACCATATGAAGGGTGTGTTTTTCCAGCAGTAAAATATAATCCTTTATCAGCAGCATTTTTAATATTATTAGCATATTTTGTTGCATCTTTATTTGTTTCTATACCTGTTCCTGATATAATATAATCTGATGTAGCAACATGAATAAGAGAAGATTTAGGATAATAACATCTTGCAGGTTCTATAAATGTAATAGCATTAACATTAACTTCCTTTACCGCAGCAATAAATCTACCATCTGATGTATATAGTTTAGTACCATAAGTCCATGTTGTATGGTCGCCCCCTAAATATTGTGTTGCCCCTGTATCGCCTGGAAATATACCCGATAAACTAAATGATGTATTAGATACAAGACCAACATTTGTTTCCCTAATGTCTTGTATAGGATGTTCTGTTGAATAAATGTAATCGCTTGAATGAAGATATGATTTGTTAATTATAGGTCCTAATAATTTATGTATATCATCTCTACCTTTAATATTATAAATTAATTGTCCTGATGAATTTAATTCGTCTTCTATATGTTCCACAGAACCATTAAATAATATTTTATCAATTATTGCTGAACCTGAAAAATAATCTAAAATACTAATAGTATTACTTCCGTGATATGAAAATGAAGGTATATTACTTAAAGACATATATTTATGCAATTCATTAACAGAACTAATATTAAGCCTTGTACCTGTTAATTGTCCACCTTTTAATTGAATTTCTAATCTATTATATAAATTACCATCAATGTTAGAATCATATTTAAAGTTAGATAATTCTGTACTCCATTCCTTTCTAAAATAATTTTCATTATTTAATGTAATTGGGAAATTACTACTTTGCCAAAATTTATCTGTTGTCTTTCTCCAATATGCTATCGGTAATGACCCTTGATAATAGTTATTAGTTGAATCTAATGTAGGCGTTTCAAGTGGGTCTGAATCTAATATAAAGAAATAATTTTGTATTCTAATAATTGCTGTATTACCGCTTGCATCTTCAATAATTTCTGAACCATCTACATTAGCAAACATATCAGGTGATTGTATATTGGTAACCACAATAGCCGATGTTCCTGCTGTTATAGATGCTAATCCCTCTAATTGTGCAGTATGAGAATTGGTTAAATTGTCTTCAAACATTACCTGCCTTACCTTTAAATCATCATATAAATTAATTTTTTCATCAATAATTTTACTTGTATCTACTAATGTAATTTGTCCAAAAGAACCTACTTTATTAATAGTTTTACTAATATCTAAATCAATAACAACAGGCATAAAATTAGCAATTTCGAGTGAGTCATTATATGTAATATATCTTTTAGGTCCTCTATATGCACCTGCTTGGTCTAATATACCTCTATTAATATTTACAAAACAATCATCCCAAGATGTTAAATCAACAGTATATGTACCATGATTTCCTGTTCCTCCTAAATCAGATACAATACTTTGATTAGATGAATTAATTTCATCTTTATTTTTAAGATTATCAACTAAATTAACTTGATAAGTAAATGGTGATTTATCTATCACCCTTTGACTACTATTAGATTCTGTAACAAAATGAGTTGTAATAGGACTTACTTGGTTATTTAATTTCAGTAGTTTATATTTAGTAGAATAATCTAATTGGTTTTTGATATTAAGTCTATCATTGTAAAAATAAAATATAGGACTACTAGCGGTTGTTCTACTAAAATATCTTCCTACATTTGAATTACCTAAGACTCCAAAACTTACCGCTACTGTTTCTGTTTCTGTTTTTAGAGGTCCTTTATAAATAGCATATTTAATCCCTTTTACATTATCTATTTTAGTCTTAGGGCTAAATTCAAAGGCATCATTAGGTGCATCATATTGTATCTGTTCTGTGATTTTTGCAACATGTGTTTTATTTCTGTGAGTTTCAAAATGACCTGAAGTAAATGCTTCAGTAGAATATATTACTACAAAGTAATCATATAGTGGGTCTAAGGTTAAGGTTTGTCCGACAGGTAATTTTAATTGATATGATTTTGTATTTACAGGATTTTCTAAAATATCGTTTATTGATTGTTCTGAAGGAAGATGTCTGTTAATTATACCTACGCCTGTTGGATTTTGAGCGTTGTGCTTTGTGGTTATTGTATATGATGATAAACTCCATTGTGTTTCTGTTCTTGTATCTACAATAACAGGATTAGTAGATACATCATATCCCGCATCTCCAGCAGAAGAATAAGAAGTTTTACCCTTTTTAAGTGCATAAAATGACATTATCTTTCAGCCTCCTCAAATGTTAAATATAATTTTAGTGTTTTTCTTTGCGGGAATAATGTATATATTGAAGGGAAATCTGTAATTAAATCATCATTAAACGCTAATTCATGTATTTCTCCCATAAATTGAGTTGTTCTTGGAATAGCAGCGTTTGGGTTTTGTCCGATATAAATAGAAGTATCTGAAAAATTAAAGTCTGTTTCAATATCATTTCTTCTATCTTTATGTCTTTTTGTAGTGACTAAAGAACCATTAAGGAATATACTCATTAGACCTGTTGCATTATTAAATGAAGCAGCAATATGATAATTACCTAAAACATATAAAGGCTCTTTTAAAGGTTCAGCAAATATTTTAAAATTATTATTATTATTATATCCTACTCTAAGATGAATACCTGTTGTACCTGTTACATCTATTTGTTCAACACTTCCCATTAAATTATTTTCAATATCGTATAACAAATCTCCTACGACAAAATTATTTGCGGATGAAGCAGACATTGATAAAAAAGTATCATAAGAACTGCTTTGTATTGCTGTACCTGCACCGTTAAGAATATGTCTTCTAATGGTTTGAAATCCCTCATACATATCATTTATATTATTCATATTAGTATGATTTGATACAGGTACAATAATATTGTTTGTATATAATGTATCATTGTTTGCAATTTTAACTCTAAAACCTATTTGATATTCGGCTGGATTATTATTAGTATTTACAGTATTATTTTGTAAAAATATTTCTACATTATCTGAATAAAATAAAGTCATTTTTTGATTTATTCTTTGTGCGTTTGGTAAATATAAACTACTTTGATTTGAAGCATTTGCATGAGAAGGCATAGTTTTATCAGAATCATAAACTATATTTTTAATGTTACCATTGATGTATATGGAATAGTAATATACCCATCAGACATAACAGGAAATTTTAATGATTTCCTATTACCAATATAAGTATTATAATTAACCATTTAATTCACCCAATAATTGCCGCTACCTCAAAATCAAGCGTGAAAGTGATATATGGTAATCCAGCCTGTATCTGTGTATTAAAGTTTCTGATAAAGCCCTTTACTCCTCTTACATTAGAATCGGAATGTATAGGTGAAGGAAAATTAGTGAAAGGCTTACCGTCATCTCCTTCGGGATAAAATTGGTAAATACTTCCTCTATTATCTTGCGACCTTACCTTATATGTGAATGGAATAAGGGGTAAATCGTCAATACTTGTAAAAGTTGTAGGATTAGCCACCTGTGCTTCGCTGAGAGAGTCGTGGTATCTATATCTACCATCAACCCTTGAAGGCATAAGAATAATTAACTCATTCATTGTTTGGTAATTCTGCAATCCTGATGAGTCAGCATGAGAGTGTATTAACTGTGCAATTTCAAAAGCGGTCATATATACTGAAGGGTTCTTAACTAACCCTGTTGTTTTCTTAAATTCTTTAGTAATGAATTGGTCTGTTATAGTACCTGATATATTTATTGATTTTGAAGCCATACCTAAATCTAATGCAAGAGTTTGTGCTTCTCCTGTAATAGCAGCAACACCTGGAATTGGTACAGTAGGAACAGTTTTTGATGTAGTTATACCAACAGAATCAGCCTTGAGACCTATTCTATTTGTGGAGAAAAACTCTTCAGTTAAACCCTTTGCATCTCTCGCACCTAAATTTAAAAATACAAAATGTTGTGCGCTTGATGTATTGTCGGTACTTATATTATAATTGATAGAACTATTATTCCATAGTACTTGTCCACTTG